AATTTTCCGGCATTATTACCTAAAAAATTTATTGTACCACTAGCAGTTCCTATCCCAAGAGTTGTTCCCGAAGATGGTAATATTGTATCTACTCGAAGATTACTAGCCATTAATATACTTTTTTATTATTTATACTACCTGACTTCAAAGTCCAGTTTACGAACTCTGCGTTGGTTTCTTTTCTCTTGCCATTCTAATTCATCTCCAGTAAAGAGGCTTTTAGATTTAGGACTTGAATAGTTACTCAACATAATAACCTTATCCATATTCTTTGCGGATATACGATCATTATAAACTGTTGTCATGTTTGAGCAACCACAACATACTGATTTGCCAGATACCCCTATTATCTCCTTTCCACAGGATCGGCATCTTATTCTAATTGGTTCCATTATTTTAATTTTACTTGTCTACACACAAGATAACTATTAACTGCTTTGCATGAAAATGCTTTATTAGTGCTTAGTAAAACAATAATAGCAGTCAGTTGAACCATAATGGCAACTGGAACTGCTATCTTAAATATTGTCTTTGTTTTACGATTCATCACAAAATGTTACGATATCATAACTATATATCACCAATCATCTTCCATTTCTATTTCTTGTACAGGACAAGGTGGTGATGTTCTGTGATAGTTGATATGCATTAACTCTATGAACACAAGAGAACAAACCAATATCATATTGATCTGAAACAACGGATGTTTGAGAAAATTCATTATATAAAAAAGACCCCTACTATGTAGAGGTCTTTGATTGTAAGATACTTAAATCTTAGAATGTAAACTTAACACCTGCTTTAGCACCCCAATCAACAAGGTCTTCGTTAGTTACTGCAGATAGTTCACCGTAGAACTTATCGTATGAACCACCGACATAACCAATGAACTCTACATCACCGAACTCGTCAGTTGTTTCTGTATGAGTAACTGTTGGACCACCAGAAATGTAATATCCGATTCCTGATTCTGTTTCTCCTTCATATCCGACTACTGCTTCGATTCCACCAGAGGTATATGCACCATCAGGATAAGAACCAGTTGCTTCCAAATTGACGTATGGACCAGCAAAAGCCGCACCAGCGAATAGGAAAGGGGTTGCTGCTACTGCAGCGATTGTTGATTTAATCATTTTTTTTTATAGTATCTCGCAAGCAATAAAAAACCTGCGGATGGAAATTCTTTCGACTAGAATTTTACATTCTACGCAGGGGCACGATCTTTCGATCCCGTTGTTCTATGTAATGGTATTTATTGTAACACAACGTCGAGAGTATGTCAAGTGTGTTGATTTCTTTACCTTTTGACTTTTGCCCAATCCATATCGAAGAGGTATAAACCCTTGTCTGTAAGAACGTGATTATACATTTTCTCAAATACAGATGGTGGCATTGTGACAACGTGAGCACCTGCACCAAATGAATCTGATACTGTTTTTACATCACGAACAGATGCTGCAAGTATCTCTGTCTTTCTTATACCTTGTATTGTATACACATCACTAATCTGGTCAATCAAATCAATACCATCAAATGAATTATCATCAACTCTACCTACAAATGGTGAGACATACTTTGCACCTGCCTTCGCAGCAAGTATTGCTTGTGCTGCTGAAAATATTAAAGTTACATTTACATTTACCAAGTCTCTTGATAGCTTCTTACATACTTTTAATCCTGCAGGAGTGCAAGGAACTTTGATTGTTGCATTCTTTCCAAACTTACGAGATAAACGCAACCCTTCCATATACATTTCGTCAAAGTCACCGACAACTTCCATACTTATGTCATCAATACCCAAATCTATTAGTTGTTGATAAACCTCTTCTGGGTCTCTACCACTCTTCATAATTAGAGTTGGATTTGTTGTAATACCATCAATCAAGTCTGTTTGAAAGTGTTTTTCTATCAATTCTGTATCTGCGGTATCCAAAAATAACTTCATAGTGTCCATAAACTGTACCTATAGTATAACACATATTTTTGATTTGCAAACCATAAGTTTAAGTTTGCTAAATAAAGCTACGTTAATAGGTAGATTTACCAATGAAGAAATTTTTACCTTTGTTATTGTTGCTTGGTATCGGGTCTTCCGCATACGCTGGCGGTATCGTGAGTTCACACACATCAAGTGTGCAATTAACCGTTGATGCGGCTAGAACAGACGCTTCAAGAATTGGTTCAACTTTCTCAATTTCTGGTAGTAACATTGATACAACTGATGGTACTACAGCAGGTACAGTTTCTGCAGGTACTATAACATCAGGTGTATATTCACCAGGTACAATTGCAGCAACACAAGATACAGCTGGTACAGCTTTCAGCTTTAGCCAATCCTACACCCAAGCTGATGCAGTTCCACAATCTGCTCCAACCGTGGGTGCTGTAGGAAACCTATCAGACCAGACCTCGTATGCAGCAGGAGTCGCAGGTGACTTGGCAGGTACTGTAACAAGTGCAGGAATTTTGACGGTAACAGCTGGTGGAGCTGGTACTTCAGCTGTTGGCCAATTCGTCAGCGAAATCACTGTCATAGATTAATTTTTGTGCTATAATGAAAAGATATAGTTTACTATTACTTCTCTTTAGCACAATACCTTCGGTATATGCGGTGCCCGTGGTCCCTAATTTTACGCAGGGCTCGATGACCTCGAACACCACTACGACAAGTACTGTAACTGAAACGATCAATTCAATGGACTATAATACTGGTTGGCAGTATTCAGTTACAGGATCTGGAGTATCTGCAGATGGAAGTCTGACTCCGACAGGATCAGGTTCGATAAGCAATACACAAATTACATTAGATGGAGTGACTTCAACATGGAATGGTTTGAATCTCGAAGAAAGACCAAACTTTACGATGACAAATCAGGGCGGTGCCTTCCAATTCACGGAAACGTATCATGGCCCAGGCTTGTCGAATCACACAATAATACAAAGAACAACTACAATAAATTCGGTCACAGATACAACGTCAACCTTCACACAATAATTAAGAAACTATGTCTATTACTTGCTACTTCTGTGGTTTCAGTCCCTGCATATGCAGAGGTGGGGGGTATAAGTGCTACAGCAAATCCAATCGCTAATAGTTCAGGCTCAGTAACCAATCAAGCTATACAAGTTTTACAAGGACCGTATATTACTAATACATATGGTAATGGTATACAATGTCAAGGTGCTACCATGAACGTTACGCCATACTTAACAGGAACAGGAAATTTTAAGCGTCCATTTGAACACACATATATGGATCCTGTATATGATATGTCAGATTTGGATGATGATGGGGTGTTAGATAATCCAGGAAGTATACTTTATTATGTTCCAACAAGAACAGGACAACAAGAAGTTTATAATATATCAGGTGGTATCTCTGCTACTTGGTCTAGACCATTAGATAAGGAAGCAAGAGAAAAATGCATGGAAGCAGCAGCAACACAAATAGCATATCAAGAACAACTAACTGCAAATAAAAGATTAGACTTTGAAATAGCCAGATTAAAGAACTGTGGTGAATTGATGAAAGCTGGAATTGTATTTCATCCAAAATCACAATATCATGCAGTATGTGCTGATGTGATGTTAATCAATCCACCAGGTGTAGTTCAAAATCATACACACGAAATATCAACAAAAGCACCAATCACTAATGATGCAAGTGTTTTAAAAGAAATATCAATTGGTAACTCTAAGTAATCTTCCACACTTACATTTTTTACCTTTATATTTCGGACACTTCCATTTCTTACATTTCTTCTTCACTTCCTTTTAATGGGTGGTAGTCCTTTCTTCTCACGATACTTATTAGTTTCTATTTCTGATTTAGATAATTGTCTAACTTCTTTACCTAATTTTTTCTGAATAGTAGTCCATATCTTTTTTGATTACAGGTCTTATAATTCTTATTAACAATGGTGTTGCTGCTGCACCTGCTGTGGCCACAACTGCTAATGCGGTCACACTTGTTGTCTGATTTATAGAGGGTAAGAATTTTTCAATTGCTGTAGTAGGTTCATATAATGTCTCACAGATCTTACCATCTTCACTAAGTTGATGACCTATGACTCTTTCATCACCTGATTGAGTTGTATCACCGACTCTTAATTGACCTGGCCCCGGACAAGCAACATCCTCGTCTTTTGCATCTGGTATTGCATCAGGTGTAAACTCTGGTGGTGTAGGTGGTGGTTCGACAGGTGGTGGTGGAGTTTCTCTTGTGATTATTAATTGCTCTGGTTGATAGTCCATTGCATCATAAGAAGGATACTCACCATGAGGACATAAAGTTGTAGATCCCTTCTCATCTTGATTTACAAGATCATGATCAAAAGGCATTCTTGTCACATGATCTTTATTATCTTGATGCATCTTGACACATCCGGGCATCTCTACAATTGGAAAACCAATCTGAGTTGTCACAGGTGGATCATTATTTGGAATAAATGGCACACCATTTAACCAAACATCATTCGTTCCATACTTTGGAATTACAATATTTGGAATGTTAATTTCATTTATTTCCGACATTTACTTTACCTGTCGTTGGTGGCATCATCAAGATGACACTTTGATGAACCTCTTGTCTGATTTGTTCTGTCAACCAATTTCGGTTCTCTTCGACTCTTGCTTCACGAGTATACAACCCATACATCGCAACAGTAAATACAAAAGCATTGAGTGCTAGAGATACACCAACACCGATTTTAATTAATAAAGATTTCATTTTTTAGTTACATTTTCAATAAGATATTTTTGATTTTCTCCTGCTTTTTCCATTGAATATAAAGCAAAAGATTTAGTCATTGCTAAAGATAGTAGATGATGAATATGTTTGCCATCTTCATCAGTTAGTTCTTCACCCATAGTTGCAACAACTCCTACAATCAATCCGAGTTCTACTAGAACAACAAGAAAAATAAGTTTCATCGCCCATTTTCCTGTTTCAAAAAATCTTTTTATTTGTGCTTTTATAAAATTCATTATCCCTCATCCAAGGTACCAAAAGATCTTCGTATTTCACGAAGTTCTTCAAAGTCTTTCTTCTTTGTACCACCATCATAATCCCATGCATACCCTTCGGTGATCATTTGTTCGTTGAGCGATACATCATCATCGCCAATGTATAACCAACCAAGCAGCCTACCATACTTACCCACGCCACCTTTGAGTTCAGTTCTAATAGTGAGTTCATCATCTCCATCGATTGCTCCTTCTAATTTGTCCTTTAACCAATGAGTGGCATCTAATCCCAATGCCTTCTCTTCAAGATCTCTTGTTCTCTTCTCTGGTGTATCAACTCCTGCAACTCTAACTCTTTCTTTCTTGTATAGATCAAACCCAAGATCAATGGTGACATCAATAGTATCCCCGTCAACAACACGATTAATCTCCGTTACTCTAAAGTTATAGCAGGATTTCCTACTTGGTGGTGTCATCACTCCCATCTTTCATCTCCATAAATGACATCTTTAGTATATAGTAGATGTACCAAGAGACGATTACAACAAGTATTGCAACCATGATAATTACTCCCCAGACTACCATGTCAACAGGAATGCTCCTCTAATATAGGTTCTCCTACCTCAACAAAATTTAACTCACTGTTGTAAACCCAGTGCATCTTTCCCCATATATCTTTGAATTCTTCTTCCTCTAAATCCTTGATAAGGATTTTATCTTGCCAGTAAATGTGATATCTCATGCTATCATTAACATTGCTTTATGTAGTTCTTTGGAATGTTCTAGTTCATCATTTGCTATCTCTTGTATCTTTTTATCCTCTGGATGATATGCACCATACTTAACGTATGTCTCATAAGCATGCTTCTCAATCTTCATGTTGATGTCGTAAGCGTCCATAGGATCAACGAGATAGTAAACAACCATGACCCAATAATAAAATAGAACAAGATGTTTGGCAAAGAACCGATCAATCCAGTACTTATCGCCCTCCCTAAGTTCCATTTCTTCCAGATGTTCTGTTTCATTGAGTGCCTGATAAAAGTGTTCCTTCATTAAGTATACATGATCTTCGCCTCTAAGTCCAAGACTTTCACGAAAATGTAACACACTGATAAATGCAAAGTATGGTGCTCTGGCAATTACTTCTAAAACCCAGAACCTTTGAAAGTCTCTACCTCTATAGAGAAAGTCTAAGATGTATATTGTGACATCTAGAATGAGTGTGTTTATTTTTTTCATACTAATATAGGATGTGCCCATGCTTGTGGTATTAAGAACCAACCTGTACCTATTATTATTGCAAAGGTAATGCAAGCTGATTTAATTGGTAAATTTTTCATTTAACCTCCCTGATCATATGCAAACAAAAAGGATGCTCCTTTAGATAGGGAACATCCTCTCTTGCAAATCTTACCGCCTCAAATGCGTCCGCTGCGTATTCGCACATTGAGTGTGTCATGTTTTGTTGGTCATGATAACCAAGTTCGTAATGGTGCATGATAGTTTCAATTCCTTTACATTATTATTTATAATTTTACTAAGTATAAATTACTATGTGTTGAGTTACTAACTATACAATAATTCTTTTATACTTTACACCAGATTTTTTCTCTGTTGCTTTTATTAAAGCACCATATTCTTTATACATTGCATCACCAGCAATAAAATTAGTTCTCCTACGTTCTAGTGCATCAAGTATCAAAGCATATTCTCTATCAGAATATAAGGGTTTGAGTTTCATGTCATTAAGTAATTCTAATTTTGTGTGTGTCAATTCATTTGAATAAAATTTTACGGGTTGCTTTCCGTGTAAATTGTCGCCACTCATATTATCAGTTGTTCTGTTAATATTATAGCACAAAATTAATCTTCTGCGGAAGATAAGTTTTGTTCTTGATAAAGTTGTAACTTATCAATTAATTTTTTGTATTGTTCCCACATCCACTCGGAACCCGTATTTTCCTGATAAAGTTCACATGCCCTTATCAGACGGTATATATCATCGTTTTTAAATCTCATAGCAATGTATTACTACACTACTATATTAGCAATTCCACTTCCTAAGTGACTTGTTTATGCGGGAATCAGGATCTCTGGCAGTTTTCTTTGAAGTTAATTTCTTTTTCATTCCACTCATTCTAGCACAAAAGGATGCCCTACGGGGATTTCCAACCTTCTTTGTTGGTGCTTTAAGGTCAGATCCAGGATTTTCTCTTTCGTAAGACTTCCTTCCTTTCTCATTAAGTCCACCTTCTTTGTTCTTGCCAGCCTTTTTTGTCCAGGCTGCTTCATTTAAAATCTCGTTATCCTGTATGGCAGACTCGCTAAGTCTTTTAAATTCTTTGTAATCTATCATAATACCATCAGGTTATACAGATCTATTTATGTAGTTATCTCTTGCCACCGCCCATTTGCTTGAGCATTTTTTGTAACTCTGTAGTGCTACCAACGAACATAGCATTGTTAGTAACATTCTTAGGACCTTTCACTTCTTCGCCAAGGTCTTTCATTTTCTTATGTAAATCTTGCAATTTCTCTGTCATGTCTGCAACATGTTTCATTGCTGCTACAGCAACTTCATACGCTCTAGGGTGCCCGCTTTCCTGTGCTACTTCTAATGCACCTCTGACTGCCTCCTGACCCTGATCTATAAGACTATACAATTCTCCACGAGTATATTCATAATCTTTTTGTTGATCATCTTCTTTTGATTTTACCTTTGGTAAGTTAGGTTTCTCAACATGTTCTACATCAATGTTAAGAAGTTCTTCCATGTTCTCTTCTAGGCTCATAAGAATTCTATCCCTTCATTAAATCCAAAGTCATCACCAGCATCTACTAATACGTCATCTGCTGCATCAATGACACCATCAGTATTGATATCTGTTTTTGCTTTAGGTGTATATGTTCTTGTAATTGCTCTACGATTGACTGCTTGATCACCAAGTGTTTCATGTATAATTGCTTTCTTAATAACATCTGATGTGTTGTAAGGACCGTATAGATAAGTCTTCATTGTGAAGTTTAAAGTGTAGATGATATATCTACGCTCATAAAAACTATCGTCCCATGTATCTTCATAACCAACATTATTTAAAACTACAGCTATATCACGCTTCTCATTCATGTCAGGAATCATGTTGAGAGTAACACTGAATGATGGTTGAAAGTATGGTAGTATCTGCTCAGTAATTTGTAGAGCATCATCTTGTGATTTTGCCATAACACCAAGTTCAAAACCAAGATTATATGGTACAGGAACATACTGTACTCTTACCTCACCACCATTATCATTAATAATAGTTTTATATTTTTGAATAGGAGATGTCTTACGAGTAGGATCATATTCAATGCTAGTCATCTCAAAATACAATCTAGGTAAAGTAATTGCTACTTTTCTAGAACTAGCGTTTTCCTCTAAACGTACAATAAATTTTTGTTTAGGACCGTATGCTAACGGAACTTTAATTTCTTCTAATACAGCACCAGTGCTTGGATCTGTACTCTTCATTGCAATATTATTGAAGAGTGTTCCAAATGCTATAATGTTCTTACGAACTATCTGATTGTAAAAATGTGATCCTAACATTAGATACTACCTGTAAAATTACCAAACTCACCAAATGGATTACCCTCTGACCAATCAACTATGTTGTCAGCAGCGTCTTCAATTTGTCTGTTTGCATCGTATTCACTATTAGTATTCTGTAATGTATCAAAGGTAGAAACTACCCAGACAGCATTACTATCATTACCAGTAAGTGATTCATTTGCTGCAAATGTACCAGTTCTATTTTGTACTATTAGTATTCTTGTAGTACTATCCCAAGATTTAACTTCTGCAGTTGTAGAAGTAGTACCACCAGTTACTGTTTCACCCACAGTAAAATCTCCAGTACCACCAACTCCCATTGTTAAAGATATAGCAGTATCAAATAATACCTCTATTGCATCTATCTCTGCAATACCAGTAGCAAGATCGTCTGAACCAACCTCGTATAGTTCTGCAGTCAGTGCATAAAATTGAATCTTACCAAACTGGAAGAATGGTTCTTCCTTTCCAACATACTTAATTTCATACAAATTCTGTGTAAGAGGATAATATAAAAGGTCTCCTTCATTTGGTCTCTCAGGAACCGTAAGTTTTGCAGACATACTATGTTCTGTTACTTCTTCTGTCCATCTTTTTGTAGACACACGAAATATAATCTCGTCTGTAATACGCAAACCAAACTTACTTATAAATTCTGCGTTGTCTCCAAAACCCATTACATTTACAAGTAACATTTCAATTTGGAATTGATCTTGATACTTAGTGTATCTGACTTCATCCAATGTGCTATCTGCTAGAACTGTTTTAGGTAGATAGTATACGTCAGAACCAAATAGTTTAATTTGTTCGTCCACAAGATCTTGTACAAGACCCTGTTCACCAGAATGTCCTGCATGATAAGTTGGGAAGTAGGAACTTGTAGGCATTTATCCGATCATATCCATTGGTGGTATTGCATACTTACTGAGAACTTCTGATTCAATTTTCTCAATTTCTGCTAGTGCATCAGTATATATTTCTCTACCATTGAGTGTTATACCGCCAGGTAGTTGTACATTGTTATACTTGATTAAGTTCTGACCCCACTGCTGTTTTAATTTTGCAGTAGCATATTTCTTTACAAATACATCATTATACATTTCGGTTGCATCGTCTGGGTCTATCATACGATGAGCTTCTATCAATAGATTTTGTCCCTCTTGTAAGAAGTCTTTATCTATGTCAAGATACAAACGATCACGACGCTGAGTATATCTAAACTGCTGGAATGAACCATTGTTTAAAACCATATCTAGAGTCTCCAGATATTGTTTGGTCATGTAGTAGTTTAAGATATCAAGGGATCCAAAAGCATACAAATCATTTAAAAATATTCTATACTCTATACCAAATAAGTTAGAACGAATAGAGTTACCTACCATTCCAAATACTTTACTAATACCAACTACATGAGATGGTATAGGTATAAAGTTTGTTGCTTCATCCCAAGTTGTAGTACCAGTTGTTGTACTAGAAGTTGATGCAAGACGAGTTTTATCATCTGCAGTTATCTCATGTACAAGATAACAACGCTCCATGCCATTGTAACAGTTTTCTTGGAAGAACTGAAATGTGTCGTCAATTACATTGTTTACTTGCTCGTCATCTACATTAACTTGCAAGACAGGTTCACCTAATTGTCTCTTAGCGTATGTAATTAATTCTGTTCTTGAACTTGGAGATGCCATCAGATACTATTATCCCTTCGTTCCTATTTAGGAAGGTTCAACGCTTGCGGGTGCTGCATCAGGTGTTGGTGCTTCTTCTTGCTCTAAGAGACCTAGTGTTTCTAGTCCTCCTTGCAGTTTAATTTTATATTCTGTTGCCTTTTTTAAACTGTCTTCTAATTCTTTTATTTGTGTTTCTGTCTTAGCAATTTGCTCCTCAAAATTTGACTTTAATTTAGTAGGATCCATGATTATCAAAGTGAATAGTTTCTTATATTTATAAGGGTGGAATATCGGCGACTTTCGTTTCCAGCATTGGATATCTATAGCAATTAATTATCTGTCCTACAATATATGCTATCTCAGGATATTGTTCTTTACTGTATCCATATGTCATGTTTTGGAATTGATCAATATCTATATCTCCCATCTTCAATGCCTTTCCAGCAATCAATACTTTTTCTGCTATTTCTGGATGAGCAGTTGCATCATTTTTCTTAAGAAATAAATAATTTTTGATGTTTTCTTTATTTTTTGTCATAAGTAGTGTTTTTTTTATTGAGGCAAATG